GAGCTTTGAAGATAAGAAAGCCGTAAAGAATGTCGCACAGTTCATCCGAAAGTACAAGCCTGACAGCGTTTTATGCGTGGGCGATGAAATCGACTTTCAAACAATTAGCCGCTGGTCATCCGGTCGGGATGAGTGGTCGGGAAGTATTGGTCGAGATCGTGACAGAACTGTCGAAGTCTTATCCGAATTGCAAGTTCAACATCTCTCACGAAGCAATCACAGCGCCCGACTCTACAGCTCACTAAGTAAGCGCCTACCCGGTCTTATCGGGTTGCCTGAGTTGACCATTGAACGCTTTCTACGCCTAGATGAACTAGGCATTACCTATCATCATAAGCCCTACCAATACCACGAAGATTGGGTCATGGTTCACGGGGACGAGCAGAGCACCAAGCCACAAGGGGGTTTAACAGCCTTAGAAGCCGCTAAGAGGCATGGTAAAAGTGTTGTTTGCGGACACACGCATCGTCAGGGCATTTCATCGTTTACCACCGCTTCGGGTGGAGAAGTGACTGGTGTTCTAACGGGTTTTGAAGTCGGTCATCTTATGGACGAAAAGCAAGCCTATTACACCAAAGGCACGATGAATTGGCAAAAAGGTTTCGGCATAATTTACATTGACAGAAAAAGGGTTCAACCCGTAGCAATTCCCGTCAACAAAGATGGCTCATTTATTGTAGAAGGCAAACGTTTTGGCTAAATTAAAAAACAGTCGCAGACCTTCAAAGTCGGTAATGTTTGCCATTTTGCAAGCTCAAGATTGCCGATGTGCTTATTGCAATGTAGGTCTTGATGAGGTAGAAGTGGAATGGGATCATTTTATACCCTATGCGTGGATGCGCACTAACGCAGCCAGCAACTTTGTAGCGGCGTGTAAGCCTTGCAATCAGTTCAAGAAAGCCCGTTATTTCGCTTCTGAAGCCGATTTAAGCGACTTTTGTTTAGAAATGGTCAAACTACACGGAAGTTGGGGCGAAGGCGTCCCTGAGGGCATTACAGCGGCTTTTCTGGTGAAGCGCTTTGGTTGATGACATATTTCCCATTAGGCGCTCAATCGATGACCACGTTGACGCAATTGACTTGGGCGTAGCGCTCAGAAATAGCTAATACGACTCGCCGAATAGGCATTTGAAATCCCATTTGAAATAGGTATTCTTTACCCATGCCCGAAAGTCGGGCAGATAGGGGCAAAGAAGTGAATAGCACAACAGTCAAAACAGCACAGGTCACGCTTGATTCTAATGAGTTATGGATGCTTGCTTCGGTTATGAAGGATTTTTATTACGATAACCCGAATCGAGCAGATCGCGATGATGTACGTCAATTGCATTTAAAACTGCGTGAATTGGCTCGGGAAATCTCGGGACTATGATTCGATTTGACCGCAAGTCCGGTGCTTACACGGACGGAAAACATTATGTAAGAGCGTCTTTCATTCGGAAATACGCTAAAGACAAGCTCGGCATTAGCCAAGAACGCGGCAGACTAAGCCGCGAAGTTTTGGCTGCTTACTTTCTTGATGTGCACGGGGTGAGCGCAGATGTCGAATAACTTTACAGCTGAACAAATAGGCTTGATTTGTTTGGGTTTATTTGTTGTGTTTTGGATTATCTATGCAGGAATAATATCAATCTATCAAAGGGGCTACCAAAATGGATGGGCAAAAGGATACGCAAGAGGCAAAGTCGTACAAAGCGAAAGACTTGTTGACTAGTGCAGCCGACATCATTGATGAACGTGGATTTGAATACGGACATCCCGCAATCAATATCAAGCGAATCTCTGAGTTATGGGGTAGTTATTTCGGGCGACCAATTGATCCGTTGGACGTGTGTATCTGCATGGCGCTGGTCAAAATCTCAAGGCTCGCTGAAACTCCAAACCGGGACAGTTTTATTGACTTGGTTTCCTATGCTGCGCTCGCAGGTGAGATGGCGCTCGGTACGGACTGGGCTGATTATGGCAAAGATTTCGCCTAGTAAGCGTGGGACATGGTGCGATTACTGCAAGATGAGATGGGGCACAAGTGATGTGCGTGGTCAAACGCAAGCGGTTTGGACGATTACGTCATTTGTCCACAACAAAGTCATTGACAGGCATTACTGCTTTACTTGCGCTAAAGAAGCCCAAACGTGGCACGATGGCACGACTTGGAGCTTTAAGGAACAACTCGACTATAAAGAAGGAAAGCAGGAATTAGATGTTCAACTTGGAGAATTATGAAGATGTGGATACAAGGATTCATAAGTTTTATGCTGAGAATCCCGATGGTGCAATCATTACAGAGCTTGTTAGCAATGACGAGGAAAAAGGCATTGTTATCTTTAAGGCATACGCTTACCGCACCTATATTGATACTAATCCTTCCGCTGTTGGTTATGCGCGTGGTGCTCGCAAAGATCGTGGTGTGGATCGCGATTTTTGGGTTGAGAATTGCGAGAGCAGCAGCATTGGAAGATGCTTGGCGAATCTCGGATTGTCTGCTAAAGGAAAGCGCCCTAGTTCTCTGGAAATGGCAAAGGTTAATGACAGTAAGGCAAGCCTTGAACCCATACGCGTACGCACTCAAGAGCAGAAGGAGTTTCTAAGTGCTAGAAATAAAGAAAGTGAAATCATCTGGGATACAACAATTGAGCCACCGGCTGACGTTGCACCCGCATTTGAGGATGCAGTTGATCTTATTCAGCAGACATTTAATACCGAGCCTGTTCCAACTTGTAAGCATGGTGCTCGCGTGTTGCGTGAGGGTACTGGCAAAAACGGCGCTTATCGTGGTTGGGTGTGTTGTCTTCCTATGAAGCGCAAGGCTGAGCAATGCAAGTCTATCTGGATGGTCATAGATCCAAGCGGTAAATGGCACTTCAGACCCGAAGATGAGGAATTGGTGGCAGGATGAGAATCGGACAATGCTTAGGCTGCAAGTTGATGTCAGTCATGTTAGGTGATTTGTGCGTACGTTGTGAGCGCAATTATGAGAACAGAATTATGATCAAGCAAGACAGATGCGAAGTCTGCGACAAGGCTGTACCTATCCGGACTGTGCTTACAGAGCTAAATGAAGTCATAGATATATGCCGATTATGTTGGGAAGATATGTTAGAAGGTGATGAAAATGTTGGTAATGGATAAACAATTAGACGTGTGCGACAATTGTAACGAGCCTATAACTGCGGGGGCAGTTAAGCCTTGCGAATGTCGCACCTGTCATGTGAGGTCAAACTAATGAGCAAATCACGAAAGGTAAGAGGTCGTGAGAGCGAACGTATATTAGCACAATATCTGCGTGATCATGGTTGGGCACACGCGCATCAAGTTGGGTCAGGGGCTAGTGGTAGCGATATTCAAGGCATAGAAGGATTGGATATTGAAGTCAAAAGCCGGTCAAAGTTTGATCCAGCTGCAACGATGCGACAACTCAAACAACGCAAGACCAAGGGACTAGGCGTAGCCGTCATGCGCTTAAATGGTCAAGGAGAAGCCGCTATCGATGATTGGGTGGCGGTTCTCCGCGTTGAAGATCTAGTCTATTTACTCAAAGCCAATGGTTACTGAGCCACAACTAATCCATAGGTGTTTAGGCTGTGGATTATGGATCTATGGGAAGCGAGATAAATGTGAATCGTGTACAAATGTCGACAATTGAAAACAAAACCGCAGGTCAGAGGCTTGCCCTTGACAAGCGTGGTATGCTCAATCGCCTTGCGCGCCTGAGAGGCAGCGCACTTCAGCGATTAGCATTAGGCCGATCTATTGTCATTTTGGCTTTAGCAATGACAGTAAGCGTTGCCGGCATAACAAAATCAAATGCTAATCAAAAGCCATTTGACGTTATGAATATAAAGCTATATGCATATAACAAACTAAGCTGGGCACAATTTGAGTGTTATAACTGGCTTATACATCATGAAAGTAGATGGAATTACAAAGCTAAGAATGGTAGCCATTATGGTTTAGGTCAGATGAGATCTAAATGGTATGGAACACTTAACCCATTAAGACAAGTAGATGTGCATTTAGAATACATAAAGCACAGATACAATGGAAAGCCATGTCTAGCGCTAAAGCATTGGGAGAATAAAGGATGGCATTAAAGCCATACAGAGCTACAAGTCATTGGAAGAAGATAAGGTTACAGGTGCTCAAACGTGATGCTTATACTTGTGCTTACTGTGGTGATGTGGCTAATGAGGTGGATCATCGCATTGCAAAGGTCAAGGGCGGGGAAGATTCGTTGGATAATCTTGTTGCTGCGTGTAGACGATGCAATATTCAGAAGAAAGACAAGGATGAGGCGGTTTTTTTAGCACAGCGGTCTACCCCCCCTGCCTTTT